GAACTTGAGCAAGGCTCCGAATCCCGTAGCTTGGGAGCTAGGGATTTTAGGAACACTAACATACGCCTTAACCAAAGGCGTATGATAGTGCGGGTGGATCCTCTCAGCCATAGGCTGAAAGGAGGCACTCCACCTTCCCAAAGCTGGAGATGTCGACTCAACGATCGGAAAGTGGCTAATTACACTTCCAACCACTGAATCAAGGTGCTTGGCGGTCTGCCACAATCCCTTCATGTAAAAGAGATTACGGAGAGCCACCAAGCTCTCCAACTCTTGAGCGACAGTCTGTGATGGAGAAGAGAATTGGTAAGGCTTACGCCTTGCCTTAGCCACCCTTTTGAGGTGACGCGAGTGAGAAAGTAAACCATCCCACTCACGGCGAACGCGGACAGGTGTAACGTCCACGCCGTCGTAATAATCTCCTCCGCAAGACTCTCGGAATTTGCCATTCCAGAAGCTCTTGCCGGTGTTTACTTTGAAGCCTAACAGCTCCAAAACATCGATCACAGATCGCACGTAGTCTACGGGAACAATAAGATCATCCCCATAGACGCGTACTTCTCCGCGAAGAGAGAGAATATCTCTCCGCGTCAACTGGCGGTTGAGCTCTTGCTCAATGCCGAGGTAAATGGCTGTAAGAAACACCATCGCCTCGACAGGAAAGCAAAGAGCTGAACCCATAGACGCAAACTTGGCAAGAGATTGAATCCCATTGCCAGGCACCGAGGCCTTCGATGACCTGGTTACCATCAGCGCCTCTCTTACGAGAGGCCATCTGGAAACTAGGTGATCTACATGTCTCGTGGAGACGCGATCGGAAGCTTCACTCATGTCGAGTGTCGCCGCTTCTCTGGTAACAGAGGAGCGCATCGCCAAGAGCCTGTTTGGCACTTGGTCGGTGAAACCGATCTGCCCCTTGGAAGCTTGGAGCCGGGTATGATTCCCGGCCCTTTCGCTCTCCAAGAGACGTACCAGAGGTATAGCCAAGGCCTGCTGCATGTATTGCATGCAGGTTGGCTCAATAGCTATAACTCTGGGTGTCTTCAGCGTCTTAGGAACAAGTACAACCTTAACAGGTTGCTCTTGCCCAGGTTCGAGGAACTGGATGGCCCCGCTCTCGACCTTCTCAAGGCCGAGAATCCATGTCGGAGCGGCATGTTCAATGAAACCGAACATGCTCTCCATTCTGGAGGGCCATACTCGCTGATCAAACTTCGCGTTGCCGCGAAGGCCGTCGGCCGTCTTCCCAGGACCATGTCTTGGGAGTACGAGCGAGTCTTTGTAGAGCTCATTTTCGAGTTCTTGGAAGACATCAGCGAAGAGTAGCGCTGCGACTCTAGAGAACCTTTCATAAAGTTCTTTAGAGCCTACATGTGCAGCGTGCTCCACTTCCTGCTCACACTGGATATAGCCGCGCACGGCGTCTCGTATTCTTGCATCGCTGCAAGGGATGAGAATCTTACCAAACATCAGTGTTAACTGACGAATGGCGAAGATGCAATCCGTGCTTGGCGAGTCCAGCAACCGACCAGTATTAACGTCGAACACTTGACGAAGGAAACCTCCCAGAAATCTGGGGAGGGGACCCCCTGCTTGCCTAGAAAAACCGGCAAACAGGTTGGAGTCAACCTTCTCCTGTTCAAGGCCTCTTTCGAAGTCTTTACAGAAAGAAGGAAGGGTAATCGTAAGAAACGATATACCCTCGTGATCGACGCGACTCTCGAGCTTTTTGTAGTCGAGAGTAGCACTGGTGCGACACCACGCAGCTAATTCGTTAGCTGCGACTCGCCAGAGAATTTTTAGGCTTTTCATCCTGCCTCCTTTAATCAAGGGGGTCGGGAGTCCAAAGCCGCTTGGCAATCCTCTACACCATTACATCAAGACTCCGCATCGGGGATGTCCTCATCGCTGAGGCAATCCACGATTATCGCGGAAATGATGTCGCTAGCAGACTCGTCCAGCAATGCTGGAATAAGAGTCCGAGCAGCACACTTAATGCCCAAGAGAACCGAGAGTATCTCGCATAACAATGCGTGATACGGGATAGCTTGCGCTTCCCCCTCACAAGTGTGGAAAGTTTCATCCACCTCATGAGGCTTAGTTCTCGCCACCCAGAAGCTGGGTGACTCGGGCACCGGAGGACCCCGACAGATAGGCAACCAGCCCATCTACGACGTCCTTCGCCTCTGCCGGCGTGAAGCCGGTCTTAGGCGTGTCGACGACTAGATAAGTACTCATAGAGTACTCGACGTTGTCGGACGTGAAAACGTCCGGCGCGATCTTCTTGAAGTCGACCCGGATCTGTCGCCGTGTTCGCGGGCCATATTGATGGCTCACGGACATGCGCACAGAGGCGTCATCCTGCTGGAAGGCGCCAGTGTTCTCTCCCGAGGAAACCCGGGGGAGGGTGTGAGTGTCACCATCAATGGTGATACTCTGAGGATCGGCAAAAGCCACGGCAGTTCTCCTTTGAGGGGGACGGTGGTTAACCGTCATGGTAGTGCACATTGACGGAATGCCAATGTCAACTAATCATGGGTCCTAGCGGTAGGATAAACCTAGCGCTGCCATGATGGCGAGTTGCCTGGTTGTAAAATCAGGCAACGTAGCGTAGAAGCCGTAGGGATTTGCAGCTACCCTCCGCGCGCGCTTATGCACGCGCGTACGGGTGGTAACCAACTCGAGGCCTTCATAGACCCCGGGTTGGTTTCGGCCATTTGTGATGGTAGTGATTTCTTCACTATCCATCACATAACCGTACTGCAAATACAAGCCGTCAGTTCCGAGGTTACTCACGTTTGTCATGAGATCCCCGGTATTGGCGAACCAATCTGCGGCCCAGGTCCAGGGGTTCAAGTTCCACACGGTGTCAGGCGTGAGCCTGACACCTAGAAGCTTAGAAGCTTCACTGTGATAATAATTGAACTTATCAGAGATATTACCTGAAGGGTCAGGTACAAAGTACCTAAAAGCACCCTTAAACCAGGTCTTTCTCTCGACATATTCAATCCTTGTTCCCTCTAGGAATCCTCCCAGAATCCCGTATTCTGCGGGCAATGGAACAAACTGGCCAGATACTGACCGGTAGTCCCTTTCTGAGGGGAAGTGATACCCGACACGAGTCGAAGACCCAGAACCCTTCTTGTAAGAGTTCCAGATCTCATGACTCTTGTTAACAGTCTTCGCGAAAGTGCGAAGATCGTTAACAAACGGAGCCCAGCCAAATTGGTACTGGAGGTATTGACCTCCGACCGCTTTGCGTTTGTGGCGCATAGCCTTTGTAAAGGCACGCCACTCTCTGAACTTCGGTGCCAAACCGCCTTGCCTTAGCTCCCCAATAGCTTGGGGGAAGTTAAAGGAAGGGTTGTTCGGAGCACTACGAGCGATAGCTGTAGTGCCCAGACCAGCCATTTCGGCGTCACTCTTTTGAGCTGTTTGCTCAAAAGGAGTGTCGCCTCCACGCGGTTCGCCAATCGTTACGTATCCATTAAACCCAGGGTGACTGAGTTTAGCAGGCACGCAGGTGTCTTCTGACTTAATCATCAGCCAGGGACCACCATCATCTCGACTTGTGTCGAGAGGAAAGTGGTTTTGAGACGCCATCTGACCGTTAGAGTTAAGACTCCACGGGTCAGGTACGTTCCAATCAGCCCAGGCAAAGAGCCTCCATTTATATGGATATGGCCCTTGATCCTTGGAAAATGATCGGATTGGCATGTATCACTCCTGTTTTCTATTGTGAGGTATCTGACCTCACGATGCTACGGCACCAGTGCTGGAGCCCCTTA